CTATTTTATTTTTTCAGTCTCTTCTCGCAACCAATCAAATTCTCTAGCCGTATAGACCTTTTCCGTAATATCCGTGATCTTATGTCCCACCATATATTTGATGGCGTACTCATCCACGTCATATTTTTTTGCCATCGTGACGAAATGTTTTCTGCCATCGTGCGGACGGTGTTCAGGGTTTAGATTAAGCTCGTCACGAATGCGGCTAAATACTCTTTGATAGCGGTTATAGGTAAGCTTGATATTTTTCTGTCGGCTATCTGGATCGACATAGTTAAAAAGATATTTGCTTCCTAGCTTTTCGGCTTCTCTATATTTTCGTTCCACAAGGGATTGAATTCTGGGATGGATAGGTACGGTTCGGTCTTCGCCGGCTTCTGTTTTCATGCCACCAGTAAAGATCCATTTCGATAAATCAACATTGCTCAGTTCAATCAATCCCAATTCCTGTGGTCTCCAACCAGAATAACATTGAATCAGAAGAACATCAACGCAATATTTATCATCAACATGTTCCCAAAGTAACTTCATTTCATCGTCGGAGAATGGAATGTGTTCCTTCTTGACGGTCTGAATTTCTTTGATGGTTTCATCAGTCAAGGTAAAAGTTCGAGCGTAATTCTGTTTGACAATTTCATATTCCAAAGCATAATCCAGCATCAGGTTGAATAGAGACTTGATTTTGTTCTTCATGGAAGCGCTCGGTTTCTGCTCTTTTCCCTTTACGATGCGACGCCCTCATCCATACAGCCTTTCACATGGCGAGCTCGGATATCCATAACTCGCATATCATAGACAGATGAACAATACGCCCATGCAGAGTCTACGGCTCTTGCACTGGAATCATTCTTCAAAGTCTTGAAATATTCTTCGGTCCACTTTTCATACAGTTCTTTTGCTGTGATAGCGGGTTCCAAATCATATGGATTCTTATTGTACTCTGCCAAGGCTGCATACGCATCGTTATAGGTTGGAAAATAAGATTCCGGCTTTAGTGGCTTGCAGATCGGCTTTCCCTCTGGCGTTTTTCCAACTGTAACCATGGCCCGAAAAGGGTTTCTTAGATTCCGGTTCTTAATTTCACTGATCTGTCCAAACCCATTAGGGAGCCGTCTCCGTTTGTTATTTTTACTTCGAGGCTTCCTAGGTCTGACATCTGGCTGCATGGGATAACCACAATGGGGGCAGAATGTCGCCTTGTCGCTTACCTGCAACTCACATTCAGGGCATTTTATCAACATGCTTCATACCTCCTCAATACCTTTGTAAAATGAGATTTTCCGCGTGGCAAGGTTGATTTATCATCAGTAATCATATATGATGGTGTAGGAATTGTCAACTCCTACACTAAACTTTTTAAAAGGATGGGTATATGGTTAGTGATGAAAAATTAACCTGTCGGAACTGCGGGGCAAGGGTGAAACGGTATGATAACGTGTCGAGAATTGTGCGAACAAAAGGAAGAAAAACATCATGGGTAAAGGTGGAACGGTTTCGTTGCCCTGTTTGCGGACAGATACATAGGGAATTGCCGGATTATATTTTTCCATACAAACAGTACGAAGCCGAGGTAATTCGTGGCGTTCTGGAAGGATTTATTACTTGCGAAACATATGGATATGAGGATTACCCTTGTGAAATGACGATGATTCGATGGAGGAATTCGCAGGAATTACAACTCCTTTTGTGAAAGATAAAACGAAAGGAGATTCATAATGTCAAAAGAGGAAAAGCACTTACCGACTAAAATTCGAATATTTGAGGATATGCTTTTACGATGTAAGAATTTTGGTCAAGCAGAAGCGATTCAAATCGAATTGACAAGAATGAGAGCAAAATTACAAAAATTATATTTCAAGAGAATGGAGTCCTAACAAGGGCTCTTTCTTTTTGTCGTTTTGCCACTGAGGTTGTTTTAACAAATTGCGGTTCCTATCCTAGAATAGCCGTTGAAAGGAGGTAACAGCCAATGGAAGAAATGATATTTGCACCGGGCTCCGTTCCGGTAGCGGTCGTCGCCAGAGTATACGGGAAAGATGCTTCCTGGGTTCGAGCCGGTATTATATCCGGATGGCTTCCCATTGGAAAAGCGACTAGAAACGGAAAGTTGATTACCAATATCGAAGAGATGAATTCGAAGTACGGACGCATCAACTTTTATATTTCTCCAAAGCGGCTCTGGGAAGAAACCGGATATTTATGGAAAGGAGAGAAACGTTAATATGGCAACAACGATTCGTCCAGAATTATCCGAGAAAAACCCATATTGGATTGAGCGTCACCGGTACTATGAATTGAAGCATTTCTGCCTACAGTATCCGATATGGAAGAAAGCATATGCCGCTCTGGATGGGCTTAGCCGCCGGCCTGCTGATATGGAGATATTCTCAAGAAACAGAACGACTGGCGATCCGACAGCTCGATGTGCAGAAGCTCGATCTTACTATTTGGATCGTATGAAAACGATCGAGCAAACGGCGATTGCGACAGATGCGGAACTATCCAATTATATTTTAAAAGGCGTAACCGAAGGTTGGTCTTATGACATTCTGAAAGCTAGATCAAATATCCCATGCTGTAAGGATGTTTACTACAACTTGTACAGACGGTTCTTCTGGTTACTGAATAAAGCGAGGGATTGAAATGAAGATTGTAGACATAGCAGTCAAGAAAGTCTATCGCTTCAACTGTCCGAATTGTCAGAGCCGATTGGAGGCAGACAGCAAAGAGGTGGTGGACATCGGAGGAAAGGTATGTAAATTCCATTGTCCTGTATGTCGAAAAGAGCGGTATATTGCCTGGTCCGACATGAGAAAGAAAATTGTGTATGAGGGCGAGGGAACGCAGAAATAACATCTTTAAAGACTGAGCCAGCAATGGCTCTTTCTTTTTATCCTAGGATAAACACAGTACCAAGGTATCCGAAAGACATGCTATGTTGATATGTGAAAAAATCCCGGGTAGAAAATTTGGAAAAATGTTTTGGAAAGGCAGGATTGAATATGGAGCTCATTCTTTGCATGATTATTGGTATCATTATTGGGATTGTCTTCGGACGACAGGTATTCCGAAGGGATGTCGTTGGTTCGCTGCGGGTCGATCAATCCGATCCAGACAGCGGACCTTATTTGTTTTTGGAACTGTCCCATAAGGGAGCGGATGCGATATATAAGAAAAGATATGCGGTCTTGAAAGTCAACATCAAAAATTATATTTCGCATGAATAACAAGTCCTTTTATGGAACAGTTAATGAATTCACGAAAGGAGAACTAAAATGGGTGAAAACGTCAAAGATTTGTTAAACGAGGAGATAGCAGCGGAGATTCAGGCAATATCTTCTCTGGATTCAGGTAGCGAAGAGAAATCAAAGGCTATAGAGGATCTGGTAAAGCTGTACCGTTTGAGAATCGAAGAAACCAAAAGTGAGCTGGACGCAGAGGATAAGCGAAGCCGGCGTACGTTGGAAAGCGAAGCAAATGTCCGGGAGAACGAGATTAAAAAATCTCAGTTGGACGAGCAGATCAAAGCCGATGTACAGGATGAGCAGTATAAGCGTTCTCAGCTTGACGAGCAAGTGAAGGATCGATATTTCAGACTGGGGATTGCAGCGGCAGAGCTTCTCATACCACTGATGTTCTATGGCATCTGGATGCGGAAAGGATTTAAGTTTGAAGAAACGGGAACCTATACCTCAACAACATTCAGAGGATTGTTCAATCGTTTTAGACCGACAAAGAAGTAATTAACCGGTCAGAAATGGGGAGGGCGTGATTTATACATGTCCTCTTCGTTTTTGCGTGATTTTTACAGACGCTATTATGGAAAGGAGATGCTACAAAGAGCTCTTTGTCTCTTGACCGTACACCGGAAGAAACCGTACAATAATAGCGGTTCTTTCGAAAAACGAAAGGAGATAATATTTATGAGCCACAAAATTATCAAACCCGAAGGTATTGAATTGATTGAGTACCTGAATAACGGATATGCGATTTGTAATCGGTGTGGAGCCGTCATGAGGCAAACAGAAGATCCGAAGACTGGATGTGGAGTTTATATCTGTCCATCGTGTGGATTAAAGGTGGACGAAGAGGATTACGAGTATGAGTCCGATGAAGAAGTAGAATGGACGGAAGAAATGCTCGATATGGAACGAGGAGATATTCCGCCAGCCGGATGCAGAGCCTGCGGAGGGCCATATCCATATTGCAAAACGTCATGTAAGCTATTTGATGACTAAAAATATTATTGAGAGAAGGTCTATGCTTCGGCATAGGCTTTTTCTTTTTGGAGAATAAATGATGCGATACCATTATGAAAAGCCCAACATCTATTTATCGATGTACGGGAAAGTATATTTTTGTGATCATCCGGTCTATCATTGCTGCACGCTGTTCCAAATCGGGGAAAAGGGACTGGCGGTTATCCAACAGCGGTTTGACGAGAAAACAAAGAGTACCTGGTGGGGGGAAGTAGATCCGTGGATTACGGATGATTTATATTTGCATCCACGATTTAAGGAATATTTTGACGGGCGTTCCGCGAAGGCTGTGGACGGGCTTTATCCGACCGTGACAATTCGCCAGATCATGTGGGCCTTAAAAATGAAGCCGATTAAACGTGAACGATGGGAGACAGTATTCGACAGACGGGATATTTAGTCCGCAAAAATTACATCTTCCTTTATGAAAACAAAGATTTATTTATGAAAGGAGATCACTATGGAAATCCAGAAAACGAATAACATACCTGATGAAGATATTCAGGCATTAAGTTGGTTTGCAAATACTTGCTACACCAGAGGATGTAGAGATACTTTGATTGGTGTAGGAATAGGTGCAGCACTAGCTATTGTTGGATGTATTGGAGCAGAGATGTATGACACGTGGAAGGAAAAGAAAAAATTGAAGAAATCCATAAATAATTTTTGTACGTTTGTTGAAGAGGAGTCCTAACAAGGGCTCTTTCTTTTTACGTCATTTTTACAACTCCTTTTATGGAAAACTGATTAAAAGCGAAAGGAGTTTAAGGGTGATGGACGAAATGAAAATCAGCTCAAAATTTACACGGATGTTGCTTTCGAAATTAGCAAAAGGGGTATTACATAAAAAACTTGGATATAACGTGGATATCCAGTTAAACGAGTTGAATGCTTCGATTTCAGATGAGAAAGCGCACGTACATGTGAGTATTGATGCGGATATGAGCAAAGAAGAACTCATGAAAATTCTGAAGAAAATCGGTTTAAATTAAGAGGATTGAGCCAGCAATGGCTCTTTCTTTTTACTTCGCAAAATTTACAATTCCTATTATGGAGAAACAGTTAGCTCATTGGTAGAGCGCCGCACTTCCGCGGAGGTAATCGGTTCGAGTCCGATACTGGTTCTCTTTTATTTTTATCAATCAAGAAAGGGGGATTTTAAGGAGGTGGTCAGAAATTTGAGCTTGGATGAATTGGATTTGATTCTATGCGATATGTACGAAATGGACGAATGGTTGCCAAATCCAGTATTTGACAAGAAAGAGTTCACCAGGGTTAGCAATACATTGTGGGCGATTGGAGAATTTCGAAATTATGTAGCTGATCATATTTTTCCCCAGACCCAAACGTCCATAAAAAATTTAGAAGCGATGGCTCATTCATTCACAGAGAAAATGAAAGACTTTGCTTCTATGAATCAAAAGAACAGTTCTATATTTATTGCCGCTAAGATAGTCGGAGAAAATATTCAAGATCTGTTATATGCCATGGAATAGGACGAAATGAAAGGAGAACATTATGCAAAAAGTTAAAATCTCGAAAAGAATTGGGCGTCAATTATATCGCTCATCGCCGACAATTTTAACGGTAGTAGCTTCTGTTGGAGTCATTACGACAACCATTACGGCTGTTCGGGCAACTCCCAAAGCAATAAAACTGTTGAAAGAAGCAGAGTTGGAGAAGGGTGAAAATTTAACCAAATTAGAAATTATCCGGGTGGCTGGATCAGCTTATGTTCCTTCTGCGCTGCTTGGAGTTTCAACTATTGCTTGTATCTTCGGGGCAAATGCGCTGAATCAGAAGAAACAGGCTTCTTTGATGAGTGCATACGCTATGCTCAATGAATCCTATAAGCAATATCGGAATTCGGCTAAAACAGTTTACGGAGAGGATGCGGATGATAAAATCCATGCGGAAATGGCGAAAGATGCTATGGTGTCTTCCTACGACTGGGGTTATCAGGTTTACAACATGGACATGGATTCCGAAAGTGAGCGGTTGCTTTTCTATGATCTTGCCTCAAAGAAGTATTTTAGAACCACAATGGCAGCGGTGTTAAATGCTCAATATCATGTAAATCGGAATCTTTCCATTAGAGGCGATTGCTCATTAAATGAATACTTGTCATTTTTGGGTGTCGAGGGTATAGACGGAGGCGATGATCTCGGTTGGGATATTTCCTATATGGTGGAAGAAATGGATTGTTATTGGTTGGATTTTGATAATTATAAATCAACTTTAGAAGATGGCCTGGAGTGTATCATTATCGACACGATGGCAGTCAACAAGTTTGAATGATTCGCAAAAATTACAGACCATATTATGAAAAGGAGGCTAATGCTTTATGAAAAACAAAAATTTTATCAAGGCCATTGGTATCGCAGTTACCGTAATCGGATTCGGAGTGAGTATCCTTACCGATTGGGTAAACGAAAAGAAAATGGATGAAAAAATTGAGGAAAAGGTTAATGAGGCACTTGCCAAAAGAGACGATGAAAACGAAGAGGAGTCCTAACAAGGGCTCTTTCTTTTTAGTTTGGAACAAGTGCTGATGAATGACGAAGTTATTCAAAAAATCCTAAATTATGCGAACGGGCATTTATTTGAACCCGGAGAAAATTGGCCTAAATCGGCTATCATGGAGCGTTCGTATGAAAGGTGGGCAGTTGATGAAATCTTACTGGCCATTATGGATCATCCGATGACAGAAGCAGACTTGGTGATAGAAGGCTTCATATTGAAAATGGAGTTATTCCTTCACATGTCGGAAGAACCAACAAACAACTACATATTTCAAGTAGCAGAAAATACGGCCGAGACACTTCTCGGTCTTATTTTATAACCACAACAATTTATATTTTCGAAAGGAGAAACATCATGAAGGTATTAAGAAAGCAGGAAATCGACACGGCAAATATTCAGGTAGGAGATCAGATGGTTATTCCTCTGGCAGAGCTTGGAGAGTTTACTGTAACGGCTCACAAGGTTACGGACGAGGGCGTCATGTTTATATTTGACGATTATGTTACCCGTCGGCCAATGAACAACCGAGACACAAATAAAGGTGGCTTTGAAAAGTCTGATTTGAAGAAGTGGATGGATACGGTTCTGTTTATGGCGTTTCCGGAGGAATTGCGTGACAAGATTTACGGACTTACTATTCCGACCGTTGGACAGATTGTTGGTCATGAGGACGAATGGGACAACAAAAATCTGGAACCGGATATCGATGAGCAGCTTCCTTTGATGAAAGACTGCAAGAATCGGATTGCTTGTTTTGAGGATCAGCTTGCATGGGGATGGCTGAGAAATGCTACAAAAGAGGAGTTTTCTTCGGCTTCTTTCGCTCTTGTGAACGCCGGTGGCTATTCGTGCTTCGGCGCTTCGGGCTCTCTTGGGGTTCGTCCGGAATTCTGGTTGGTTAAGCAGGAATCCAGGGGCCCTGTGCCCCGTGAAAACAAAGTGTCTTATAAGACTCTTAAAGGATGTAATCCAAAGAACAAGGTAACAAAAGAGTCCTTACAGGAAGAGATTTCTGAGAAAGAAAACGAGATTAAGCTTCTCAAACAGGAGATCAAAAATCTGGAAGAGAAAGAGATGTTTGCTAAAGCTGCTTCTGAGATGAAGAACTTGAAGGATCGGTTTATGGAAGCCGGCTTTACCGAAAATGAGGCGTTTCACATGGTTCTTGAATTATCTAAAACGGCTTTGGGAATTGGGGGAAGGAAGTAATGAAAAAAGAAATAGCCAAGAGCTTTTTGTCACTGAAAACAGCGATTAAAAAGCATAGTCCGGAGATTCTTACCGGAATCGGCATTGCAGGCATGATTACAACGACGGTCATGGCTGTACGAGCAACGCCTAAGGCACTGATTCTCATTGAAGAGAGAAAAGAGGAAATCGGAGCCGAAAAGCTTGAAGCAATGGATATGGTGAAAACGACATGGGCGTGTTATATTCCGGCAGCGATTACCGGAACACTCTCTGTTGCCTGCCTGATCGGAGCCAGCTCAGTGAATGCTCGGAGAAATGCTGCACTTGCAACAGCATATACCTTATCCGAATCCGCACTCAAAGACTATCAGGGAAAAGTAATTGAGATGTTTGGGGAGAAGAAAAATGAGGCAGTGAAAGATGCCGTTGCTAAGGATAAGGTTGAAAAGAATCCGGTAGTAACAAGAGAGGTAATCATTACAGAAAAGGGGAATACGCTCTGCTATGATGCAATTTCCGGAAGATACTTCAAAAGCGATATTGAAAAAATAAAAAAAGCAGAGTGCGAACTGAATCGGCAAATGCTGGATGATATGTATGTATCCCTGAATGACTTCTACTACGAAATTGGTCTGGACAGTGTAAAACTCGGCGACGAACTTGGGTGGAATGTCGATAATGGATATATCGATTTATCATTCAGCTCTCAATTAGCCAGCGATGGAACTCCCTGCCTGGTAATTGATTACAGAGTAGCTCCACGATATGATTACCGAAATTTGTTATAAACGCGCGAAAAATACAGCGTCTTTAATGAAAGAAGAATCACACATTTTCAAGAATTGAAAGGAGAATAAACATGGAAACCAATGAAATCATGAACAACGAAGAGGTTATGGAGGCAACTACTGAGGAAGTCGTTAAAGCGAGTTCCGGAAAAGGGTTTAAGGTTGCGGCTGGTATCGGTTTAGCCGTACTTGCAGGTGTTGTAATCTACAAGTATGTGGGTAAGCCGATGATTGCTAAGATCAAAGCCCAGAAGGAGCAGCGGATTATCGACGCTGAGTGGGATGATTCTGAAGAGCCAATCGTGGAGAACGAGAAAGAGGATTCCGAAGAAGCTTAAAGAGAAAAATGTGTTTCAACACGAGGGAGAGTACCTGTAACAAGGTGCTTTCCCTTTTTTCTTTTATCCGGAGGTGACATTGATGAATTTATATTTGTATGACGGACCAGTGATGGAATTTGACAACTGCGTTGCTAATCGTTGGACTGCTTCTACACGGGCGGTCTCCGAAAAGAAGGCAAGGTCAAATCTTACCTATCAATTTAAAAAGAAGAACAATCGACTTCCGGGTACAAAGATTATATTGCCTGGAAAGATTAGTTTAGTGAGTGGAAAGGAGACAACTTAATGGAGGAATATAAGCCGAATTCCCACAAATCAAAGGAGGAGCAGAAAGATCTCGTTCCCGAAAAACGTGTAGAAAAGGTGATTTCTGGGACGGTAAAGCCGAAGAAAAAGTCAGAAATGCAGAAGTTTGCGGACGTATTCATTTCTGAAGATGTCAATAATGTGAAATCTTATATTGTCATGGATGTCCTCGTGCCGGCGATAAAAAAGGCAATTTCCGATATAGTAACCAATGGCATTGATATGATTCTTTATGGAGAGGCTGGAAAATCGAAAAAGAATTCGACAGCATCCAAGGTATCCTATCAGAAGTATTACGACAGCGGAAAGAAAGATTATACGGCACCGAAGAGTCGGACGAGCTATGAATATGATGAACTCTTATTTGAAACTCGTGGGGATGCTGAATCGGTATTGGACGCTATGAATGAGATTATCGCACAGTATGAGGTGGTCAGTGTTGCAGATCTTTATGATCTGGCAAACGTATCCAATGATAACTATGCTGCCAATAAATACGGATGGACTGATATTGCCGGATGCAGGGCGGTTCGGGTAAGGGACGGTTACATTTTGAAACTGCCTAAACCGACGCCGTTGTAAAAGGAGGAATGCAAGATGTATGAGTCAGAAGACAAGATGGTATCCCATCCAGATCATTATATTTCTGAAACAGGTATGGAAGTTATTGATGTGATCGAAGCCTTTACCTTCGATTTAAAAGGGATTGAGGCTACCGATACCGCAAACATTATCAAATATGCCTGCCGTTGGAAGAAGAAAAACGGAATCCAGGATTTGGAGAAAATCCTTTGGTACACACAACATATGATTGATCATTTGAAAAAAGGAGAATAAATAACTATGAAGAAAGCAGAGATTGTAAAGAGCATGAACGGTTTTCTTAGCAAGACCAGTTTCCAATTAAAGAAGTATAGTCCGGAGATTCTCGTTGTGGCCGGTGTTATCGGCGTGGTTACGAGTGCGGTAATGGCGTGTAAAGCAACGACAAAGGTGGGAAAAATTCTGGATAAGACGAAGGAAGATGTCGAAGCAATTCATAAATGCGAAGAAGACGAATCCGTGAAGGACCAGTATTCCAGCGAGGATGCCAAAAAGGATTTGGCAATTGTTTATATCCAGACTGGAGTAAAATTCGCCAAGCTGTACGGACCTTCTGTTGTACTCGGTGCATTGTCGATTACCAGTATTCTGGCATCCAACAACATCCTTCGGAAGAGAAACGTGGCTCTGGGAGCAGCTTATGCGGCCATAGATAAGGGATTCAAAGAGTATCGCAGCCGCGTGATCGAACGGTTTGGCGAAGAGGTTGACCGTGAACTTAGATTTAATCTTAAAGCCAAAAAGTTTGACGAAACAGTTATTGACGAGGAAACCGGAAAAGAAAAGAAAGTTAAGAAGAATGGCTTCGTAGTGAGTCCGGCAGATATCAGCGGTTATGCCAGATTTTTTGAAAAGTACACTCAGGATGAAAATGGGAATTCTATCCTGAACCTCACTGGGAAAGCAATAATGAATACAATCTGATGTTTATCAAAGCTCAGGAGCGTTATGCAAATGATTTGCTGAAAGCGAAGAAGCGTGTATTTCTGAATGAGGTTTATGAAATGCTTGGACTTCCGAGAACAAAAGCCGGTCAGATTGTTGGTTGGGTTTATGATCCGGAAAATCCAAAAGGAGATAATTACATTGATTTCGGCCTGTATTCCGATAATCTGAGTTATTCGGATTACGTTAATGGATTCGATCAGGCAATCCTTCTGGACTTCAATGTCGATGGAAACATCTGGGATTTGATGTGAGGGAAAATTTATAACTATCCCTAGGAGTTACTGTAATTCTTAGGGATAGCTTTTTATTTGGGAGGAATTTATGCACAGGTTAATCAAAGTAATAACGGTCCCGATATTGTGCGGTATTGTAATAGCTTCTTCCTTCTTTATATCTGAGTTCCACTCAGAGGGGGAAGACGTTGCTGCGATATCCAAAGCAATCGTTGTCGAAAAGACTGAGCCAGTTATTACGGTTTCGCAAGAGGAATCTATCCAAATTGCAGTCGAGGAAACGGAGGAGTCAACAACAGAAGCAATACCCAAAATGTCTCGGGAAGACGTGGAGCTGATCGCCCTCGTAACAATGGCGGAAGCCGAAGGTGAATGCGAAGAAGGAAAACGCCTTGTTATTGATACAGTACTTAACCGGATGGATTCGGAATATTTTCCGGATACTGTGTATGAGGTGATTTATCAGCCAAATCAGTTTTCGTCCATGTGGAACGGACGAGTGGACAGATGTGAAGTCCGAGAGGATATTTGTGAACTCGTCTACGAAGAACTGGAGTCGAGAACTAATTATGATGTTGTATTCTTCACGGCAGGGGAATATAGCGCATATGGTGTTCCGATGTTCCAGGTTGGGAACCATTATTTTTCAAAGTATGAATAAGGAAGGAGAATCATTATGCGTAATCTTTTAGCATTGGTATCTTATACGTTGGCGGCAATGTCTGGCATCTGCTTTGTTGGTGGAATCGCAATTCTGTCAACAGGAAGGGAGCACTGATATGGACGGACTGGAGAATGTAATATCGGTACTGGATTATGTTCTGGATACCAAGAGAAAAAGACATATCATAGGAGGCATTCTGTTGAGTGTCTCTTTTCTTTTTGGCGGTTTAGCAATAACCGTAATGACAATCAGAAACGAGGAGGAAGATGATGAGCAGTAAAGGAATGGCTTTCCTTGCATTCGTTGTTGGAGCAGGGATGGGCTCTGTATGCACATGGAAACTGCTGAAACGGAAATATGAGTTGATTGCTCAGGAGGAAATTGATTCTGTGAAGGCGGCTTATGCCACAAGGGAAATTGGAAAAGGTTTCGTAGAAGGCTTTTGCGATGGACTTAAAGTAGCAGAAGACAGAACTCAGAAGGACGAGAGTAATGTGGACTTCAAAAATTATGCATCTATCATCCAGAAAGAGGGCTATACGGATTATTCCAGGAGTGTCGAGGAAAAGAAAGGAGAGGCATTTGTGGAAAAGCCTTATGTCATTTCGCCAGAGGAATTCGGCGAATTTGAAGAATATGAAAAAATCAGCCTCACTTACTATGCAGACAAAGTTCTGGCTGATGAAAATGATGAAGAGGTAGACGATGTGGATGAAATTGTCGGTGAGGAGTCCCTGAACCATTTTGGTGAATATGAGGATGACTCCGTATTTGTCCGAAACGATCGGTTAAAGTGCGATTATGAAATCCTGCTTGACCAGAGAAACTACTCGGATGTCGCAAAGACAAGGCCGCATCGAGTGGAGGAATAATGACAAAGAACGAGCTTAATGATGCATATTTTAACTGGATGTATCAGCTTGTATTTGATGGAAGATATTCAAAGAAATTGTCGTATCGGAAGCTTTTAAAAGAGTTGCATCGAATTGAATTTACTTACAGTATTCCAATGGATGGAAACCGAGCGGAGGATGGAGTGGATTTAAGGTATCGGTTTGGTTACGAAAACGGATACAGCAGCTCCATGATCTCCACCTATTTAGATAACCGGATGTGCAGTGTGCTGGAAATGATGATTGCGCTTGCGATTCGGTGTGAAGAGCATATTATGGACGATCCGGACGTTGGGAACCGAACTGGACAGTGGTTCTGGAACATGATTGTCAATCTTGGCCTTGGCTCTATGAATGATTCCAAGTTTGACCGGGATTATGTCGAGGACATTGTCCAGCGGTTTCTGGATCGGAAGTATAGCCGCAATGGTGACGGTGGGCTGTTTACCGTAAATCACAGCCGATACGATTTAAGGTCTGTTGAAATCTGGTATCAGATGTGCTGGTACTTGGACGAAAATACTTAGAAGGAGAGATTGCTATGGGTCACAGCGAAGTAATGAAGTGGTTTGAAAACTATTTTCCTGATTATTCAGGGGATCGGATCGATGTATGGTTTCCAAATGGAAGAAACAGCATTCGTATCCGCCAGAAAAATGGTCAGGAATTTATATTCACTTATCATAATCAGAAAGATTGGAGATTTGAGACGATTACCAGTTTTCTGAATGGAATGAAGGGAGGAAAAAAGTAAGATGTGCGAGGTTATGAATTATATTTTCGGAAGTCTCAGCAATTCGGAGACGGCAATCCGGTCCATTCGGAAATCCCTGAATAAACAAGCCCGCTATAACCGGAATTTAAGCACGTTGGCTCTTATCATGACAGTTAATCTGGTTCTCCTGGAGCTGGACCGTGTGGAGCAGAAAAAGAGGATTGAGAAACTGGAATCGACAATAGAGGAATTGAAGCGCGATAAAGGAGAGTAAAAAATGAGATGATCGACTTTTTGATGATTTCCACACGTAGTACAAAGCGTGGTGTAATTGAAATCTATCCGAAGTTCATTATTAAGAAAAGCTCCGATCTGATGATTCGAGGTGGTGACTTCTACGCTATCTGGATTGAGGAACGAGGTTTATGGTCTACGGACGAACAAGATGCTTTGCAACTCATTGACCGTGAACTGGATAGATACGCAGAAGAAAGCCGCCAGCGCTTTGACTCTGAAATTAAAGTTCTTCACATGTGGGATGCGGAATCCGGGATGATTGATTCCTGGCATAAATATTGTCAGAAACAAATGCGGGATTCTTTCCACATGCTGGATGACAAACTGATATTCTCCAACACGAAGACCGATAAAAAAGATTACGCCAGTAAAAAGCTAAAATATCCGCTTGAGGCTGGTGATTTGTCTGCTTACGACAAATTGATGTCTACTCTGTACTCGGAAACGGAAAGACAAAAGATAGAATGGGCGATCGGTTCTATTGTGTGCGGAGAATCGAAAAAACTGCAAAAATTTATGGTTCTTTATGGAGCTGCCGGAACGGGTAAATCCACAGTCCTCAATATCATTCAGCAGCTCTTTGAAGGATATTATTCGGTCTTTGATGCAAAAGCTCTTGGCTCATCCAGCAATTCATTCGCATTGGAGGCGTTCAAGAGCAATCCTCTTGTGGCGATTCAGCATGATGGCGATCTGTCGAGAATTGAAGACAATACCCGGTTAAACAGTTTGGTATCCCATGAGTTGATGACCGTGAATGAGAAGTTTAAATCAACCTATTCCAATCGGTTCAAATGCTTTCTGTTCATGGGTACCAACAAGCCAGTGAAAATTACGGATGCAAAATCTGGTTTGATTCGACGACTGATTGATGTGTCTCCTTCAGGGAATAAGCTGAGTCCGAAGGAATACAAGGCAACCATGAAACAGATTGAATTCGAATTGGGGGCGATCGCGTATCATTGCCAGGAAGTCTATTTGAACAATCCCGGTTTATATGACGATTATATTCCCATTGCAATGCTAGGAGCTTCCAACGATTTCTATAACTTCATCATTGATTCCTACCATGTGTTCAAACGGGAAAACGGTACAACCTTGAAGGCTGCCTGGGAGATGTATAAGACCTACTGTGACGAGGCAAAAGTAGGCTATCCATTTTCTCAGAGAGTTTTTAAGGAAGAGCTGAAGAACTATTTCCACGATTACAAAGAGCGATTTAACATGGAGGACGGTTCAAGAGTGCGAAGTTATTATATCGGATTCCGGACTGAAAAATTTGAAGAGGAAACCATTGTGGAAAAGCCGGAAGAGAAACCGTCATTATTGCAGTTTAATGCAACCCAATCCATTTTCGATCAGGTGTGCTCTGATTGTCCGGCGCAGTATGCAACCGACAAGGAGACGCCTTCCATGAAATGGGACAAGGTAAAAACGAAGCTGTCCGATTTGGACACTTCTAAAATCCATTATGTTAAAGTCCCGGAAAACCACATAGTAATCGACTTTGATATTCCGGATAAGGATGGAAACAAATCCTTCGAACAGAATGTTGAAGAAGCAAGCAAGTGGCCGGCGACTTATGCAGAGCTAAGTAAAAGCGGAAAGGGGGTTCATCTTCATTATATTTACACAGGAGATGTAAAAAAACTGAGTCGTATTTATGACGACCATATCGAAGTGAAAGTGTTCACAGGTAAAAGTTCATTACGAAGAAAACTTACGAAGTGTAATGATTTGCCTATCGCAACGATTAGCTCTGGTTTACCGACGAAAGGAGAAGACAAAATGGTAAATTTTGAAGCGATTAAAAGCGAGAAAGGGCTTAGAACACTGATTAAACGAAATCTGAATAAAGAAATTCATCCGGGTACTAAGCCTAGTATCGATTTTATCTACAAAATACTGGAGGACGCATATGCCAGCGATTTGAGTTACGATGTGACAGATATGCGGAACGCAGTTTTGGCATTTGCTGCAAACAGTACGCATCAGGCCGAATACTGTATCAAGCTGGTAAATAAGATGCAGTTTAAATCAGCAGACCCTTCCACAGCGGGGAGAAACGAAGAAGCAAAACTGGTCTTTTATGACATTGAGGTATTTCCGAACCTGTTTCTTGTAAACTGGAAAATCGAGGGTGAGGGAAAGCCGGTTGTCCGTATGATTAACCCGACGCCGACCGAGATTGAGGAATTGATGCGGTTCCGTCTGGTTGGGTTCAACTGCCGTCGATATGATAACCATATTCTGTATGCGAGACTCATGGGTTATACGAACGAGCAGCTCTATAACCTTTCGCAAAAGATTATCAGTGGAAGTCCCAATTGCTTCTTTGGAGAAGCCTACAATGTTTCCTATACGGATGTGTATGACTTTGCATCTGCCGGAAATAAAAAGAGCTTGAAGAAGCTGGAGATTGAGATGGGAATCCATCATCAGGAGCTTGGGCTTCCTTGGGATCAACCGGTTCCCGAAGAAATGTGGACCAAGGTAGCTGAATATTGTGATAACGATGTAATCGCAACCGAAGCGGCATTCCACTACCTGAAGGCGGACTGGACAGCTCGACAGATTCTGGCGGATTTGGCTGGCATGACGGTAAACGACACGACCAATACGCTGACCCAGAAGATTATATTTGGGAACGAGCGAAAACCACAGGATCAGTTCAATTACCGAAATCTGGCGGAGCCGGTACATTACCTTGATGAAGAAACCGAATCTTTCTTGGCTGAAGCGTGTCCTGAAATGATGGCGCAAACGCATGGCGACGAAGGAAGCCTTCTTCCATATTTTCCTGGATACAAGTATGAAAATGGAAAATCGACATATCGAGGAGAAGAGGTTGGAGAAGGCGGCTATGTTTACGCGGAACCTGGTATGTATGGAAATGTGGCATTGCTGGATATTTCCTCTATGCATCCTCACAGTGCAATCGCAGAAGTTCTGTTTGGTGTGAAATTTACAAGGGCCTTTCGGGATATTGTGGAAGGACGAGTCAGCATCAAACACGAAGCCTGGGATGAAGTCAATCATATGCTGGATGGAAAGCTGACTCCGTATATCCAGAAGGTTATTGACGGAGAGATGACGGCAAAAGATTTGGCAAATGCTTTGAAGACGGCAATCAATTCGGTATATGGCCTGACTTCTGCCAACTTCGAGAATCCGTTCCGTGATCCGAGAAATAAAGATAATATTGTGGCCAAACGAGGAGCTCTGTTCATGATCAACCTCAAGCACGAGGTGCAGGAACGGGGCTTTACTGTTGCCCACATTAAGACGGATTCCATCAAGATTCCAGATGCAACACCGGAAATTATCCAGTTTGTTATGGATTATGGGAAACGGTATGGATACACCTTTGAGCACGAGGCTACATACGACCGGATGTGCCTGGTAAATGACGCTGTCTATATCGCCAAGTATAAAGACGGAAAGTGGACGGCCACAGGAACTCAGTTCCAGATTCCTTATGTCTTCAAGAAGCTTTTCAGCGGAGAAGAGATTGTCTTTGAAGATATGTGCGAAACCAAGTCGGTAAGCAGCGCTTTATATTTGGACATGAACGAAGGACTTCCCGATGTGTCTGAATACGAAAAAGAATTTTCAAAAGCAGAGAGTGATTATCGTAAGGGATTGCTTTCCGACACGACGTTTGAAAAGACTTGCCAGTCGCTGAATCCAAAGATTGCAGAAGGCCACAATTATATTTTCATTGGACGAGTTGGACAGTTCTGTCCGATCAAATCTGGGGCTGGCGGCGGTCTGCTTATGCGTGAAAAAGACGGACGATATTATGCCGCTACTGGCTCAAAGGGGTATCGGTGGCTGGAATCTGAGATGGTGAAAGAACTCTCCAAAGAAGATTCTATTGACCGTTCTTATTATGACAAGCTTGTAGATAATGCAGTTGAAACCATATCCAAATACGGTGACTTCGAATGGTTTGTATCGGATGATCCTTATATTCCAAAGCCGAGGATGGAGGATTTTATGAACATCCCAGAAGACGCTGACGAAGAATTACCATTTAATTAAAGAAAAGGAGAAGTATCATGGCTTATAAAAATGTACCTAATATTGTTATTGAAAACGCTCGCATTATTTTTCGGAATTTCAGAGGAGAAGAATCTAAGTATAATCGGGCTGGTAATCGAAATTTTTGTGTTGTTATTGACGATCCAGAACAGGCTGAAAAGCTCTTAAATGATGGTTGGAACGTAAGAGTTTTACCACCGAGAGAGAAGGACGAAGAGCCAACCCATTATATCCAGGTGGCGGTCAGCTTTGAGAACATTCCGCCAAAGGTGGTTATGATTACAAGACGGAACAAGACACCTCTTGATGATGAGTCCATTTCTACTCTGGATTATGCGGAGATTCGCAATGTTGATTTGACGATTCGACCGTATTCTTGGGAAGTGAACGGTAAAACCGGCATCAAGGCTTATCTGAAAACGATGTATGTCACCATCGAAGAGGATGAATTTGCCGAGAAGTATGCAGAGGAAGAAGGTCCGGAAGAAATTCCGTTCCGCTGATAAGCGACGGATAGGGTGCCTGATATTGCCAGCAAGGTAAATGTCCTAAGGCTAGAGGAAACAGCCCTATATTTCTGAGAAAGGAGAAAAAGTATGGAATTTTGGAATCGGAAAAAGAAGCGAACCACAGCGAAACCGAAAATCAATGCTTCTGTTCCTAAACCAAAAGTAAACAGCGAAAAACAAGAATCAAGCATTCCGCCACAGCCTAAGAAAATGGACATACCAAAGCCGGATAAACTGCCGAAAAATGAGAATGTCAGGAAAGAGTTTCTAAAAGCTTTTCACCAGTTGACTTACCGGCACAGGCCATGGGATGTATGGCGGGATTTTATCATAATGTTTGCCTGTTCTTTATCGAATCCGATGGATAAATCCCACTATGAAGAACGGGAAAAACGATATTTGAAGATTATCAAAAAATACAATAAGCAGGAGCAAAAATTGTTTCCGGAATTAGCTGCCTATGTGGTTATGGCTTTGGAAGATAATCCAGAGCAGGACTTCTTAGGCAGTGTTTTTATGGAATTGAATCTGGGTAACAAATCGACCAGTCAGTTCTTTACCCCCTATCATATCTGTGAGCTGATGGCAAAAGTAACGGAAGAAGATGTGGCGGCCATCGTAAAAGAAAAAGGCTATATCACGATTAACGATCCCTGCTGTGGTGCCGGGGCAACGCTGATTGCGGCAGTTAATGAGGCCAGAAAGCAATTGGAAAAGGTAAATCTGAACTTCCAGAATCATGTTCTGGTTGCTACTCAGGATATTGATGAAACCGTTGCTTTGATGTGTTACATTCAGCTTTCTCTTCTTGGAGTAGCCGCATACATCAAGGTAGGCAACTCGCTTACCGAACCAATGTCTACGGACGATAACGGAGAGAACTATTGGTTTACCGTAATGTATTTTTCGGATGTGTGGGCTATGAGAAGATTGTTTCACAAGATATGAAAGGATGGGTAGTATGGTAAAGTCTGTACAATTAAGGAAAGAAGACTGTTATTGTGATTTGACCAAATTCTATGAAAATGTGGCTCGAAAAATACCGGCGGAGATAACGGATAAAACTTGTTTCGACTGTCGGAAAATTTGCGTCACAAAATCAGTCCAAGAAGCTCTATGGTCGTATTATCGTGACGAAAAAGAAAAGACCGACGAGCAGATTGCTACGATGTTGTTGGGATACGGGCCGAAGGCAAACTTGGAAGAGCATGGTATTCTGGAATATCGGGCTGAGGTTGAAGATGGATTCATAGTATGTGAGGAGGGATAGACGTGAATGGCCGTTAAACTATATGACTACCAGATAGCAGCCGTTGAAAAAATGAGAAATGGCTGTATTCTGTGCGGCGGCGTTGGAAGCGGAAAGTCCAGAACAGCGTTGGCTTATTACTATCTTCAGAATGGAGGAAATCCAGATTGTTTGATGGGACTTGAGGATTATGTTGCGATGGACGATCCCCCAAAGGACTTATACATCATCACAACAGCCAGAAAGCGAGACACGATGGAATGGGAGGGTGATCTTTCGCCTTTCCTTCTTTCGGTTCACGAGGATGTTAATTTATATTCAAATCAGGTTATCGTGGATTCCTGGAATAATATCAAGAAGTATGCCGATGTGAAGGATGCTTTCTTTATATTTGACGAGCAGAGAGTAATCGGTTCCGGGGCTTGGGTGAAGGCATTCCTGAAAATCACCAAATCAAACCAATGGATTCTATTATCTGCAACTCCGGGAGATACCTGGCAGGATTATATTCCGGTATTCATTGCAAATGGGTTTTACAAAAATCGGACAGAATTCATCCAAGAACATGTGGTTTATAGTCGATTCAGTAAATACCCAAAGATTGACCGATATTTGAATACAGGAAGACTGATTCGACTCAGGAATCGAATCCTGGTAAACATGGATTTCAAGCGCCAGACGGTTTCTCATCACGAAGATGTGTTTGTCAAATATGATGTGGAAAAATACAGAGACGCTGGACGAACCAGATGGGACCCATTTAAAAACGAGCCGATTACAAATGCTGCTGGTCTTTGCTATATATGGCGAAAAATTGTAAATACGGATGAGTCTCGGCAGATCGCTTGATGGAGATCGTAGAGAAACATCCAAGAGCCATTATATTTTACAACTTCGATTATGAATTGGAGCTTTTAAAAGGATTGTTTCAAATTTATGAGGACGATGGAGTTTTTGAAATTGCAGAGTGGAATGGTCACAAACACCAGCCGATTCCAGAGTCAAAAAGCTGGGTATATCTTGTTCAATACAATGCTGGAGCTGAAGGCTGGAACTGCATCAAGACAGACACCATTATATTTTACTCTCAGAACTATTCCTATAAGATTATGAAACAATCTGCGGGCCGAATAGACAGGCTAAATACGCCTTTCAAGGATCTGTATTACTATCATTTGAAATCTCGGAGCGGGATTGATTTGGGGATCGGCAGGTCTTTGAAGGATAAAAAGGATTTCAACGAGACAAAGTTTGTAAAATGGTCTGGGAATACTCCATCGAAAACGGCAGCTTAG